CTTCTCGGCTATCTCCTGCGCTTCTATTACCGCCTCTTTTACCTCTTCTACTTTCGCCTCATTCATGGCCTGAGCTTCTGCTATTGCGGCGTGCGTTGCTGCTATGTTAGCCTCAGTTTGCTTAAGTTGCATAGAATAAGCTTTATAAGGGTCTGGATCTGTGGCTTTATCCTTAACGGGCAAACTAGCGGCAAGCAGGGCGGCGAGTAAGACAGTAGCTTTCATTTTGTTGGTTAATTAATTACGCCAAGTTTCTTGTAAGTATTGAGCTCAGAACGCAGCGCAGCCGTTGAGCTGTCTGAGGTCTTAAGCATTCGGCTAAACTGCTTTAGTTGATCCTCGCAAGCGCTTAAACGCTCCTCGCATTTACTGCCCTCGTTATTACTCTGCTTTTCTGTTCTGAGGTAAAGAAAGATAACGGCGAAAACCATTAAGTAAGTCAGCGCTTTACTTGGGTCTTTGCTGAATTGTTCAAAGCTTACGGGGAGTTTCATTTATCTAAGTTGTATTAATTTACCTGCCTTGCCCTCTGTATTTTTTCGCTGGTTTGTTGTTTTTAGCGTGAACCCCTGGCCGCCTTCTTTTTGGCTTAGGCTTCCAGGTTGCAGTAGCTTGCTTAACCTTCGCCATTTATTTCAGGAACTACACAATACTCACTATCGGGGAATTTGGCGCAATACCCTTTCAAGTACTCGCTCTCGCAACCTGCGAAAATATGCACCCCGCAAGGCTTCGGCCATACCTCGTATGCGGTAAAGTCGGCAACGGGTTCAACATACCAAAGAATATCCACCGCCCATTTATCGGACTGATTAACACATACGGGCTTATCTTCGGCATCTTTGCCCCATTCAAGGCAAATGAAACCGATTTCGTGGACTGCACAGCCTTTCCAAGTTGTTACGCTTTCCCCGCTTGGGGTTGTCGTGTTTTCTTGTATCTTCTTTTTGAGCGTGTCCCATTGTGCGGGAGTGAACTCGTATTTGCGAAAAGTCGTCATGTTAGAGAGTTGTTAGGGCGGCTAATTCGGTGTTAGTTAGGCGGGTTTTGAATAGGGCGGCTTGGTTAATTCCGTTATTAAATGGAAGCCCATCATTAACATAACTACCAACATTCAATTTACTACACGCAGGGACTGAACCACTTGTATCGCTATGTACTAAAGCGCCATCTAAATAAACTGCAAAATCATTTGCCTTATATGCTAAAGCAATCTTGTGCGTTCCAGCAGTCAAAACTGAACCAGCGTAATTTAATTGAGGAGTTCCCCCATTGGTAATATATGCCTCAAGACCGCCATTGCTTCTGTTCACATAAATCATATTTGAGGCAGTATTGCTCAAGGTCAATAATAAATTATTAGTATCGTAACTGCTCAAAAAATTAGCCTCCACAAAAATCGTTCCCTCACTCTGCCCAATCAACGAACTAATCCCCGTCTTATAAGCCGCATCCGCTACCCTTGTAACCGCAGCCGAAGTTGTGGGGATATAGGAGGTGGCGTAGGAACCTGCTTCAAGTTGTGCGCCCCAAACGTACAAAGTCGTTGAAACGCTTGGCGTATCAAGAACTTGAAAACCAGTTGCTGTATAGTTAGAAAAAACTCCAACATTGTGAACACACAAATCGGCATTAGTGCCACCCGTTCCGTAGTCAAAAGTATGCGTACATCTATACCACCCGTTGCCAACGCTTGTAATTGTAGCCGTTACTGAATAAGGGTTAGAGGCTATCGTGCCGTTACTTAAATCAAATATGACTACATTGTTATTCCCAGTTGAACCATTGGCATTTATACCAACGCCAAAGAATTTAGATGTTCCGTTTTTTACATATATTGAAGTTGTGTAAATTCCCGATAAAGCACCGATTGATTGGTACCATCTGTGGAAAGCATTTGATGCAGTATCGGCTTGTATGCCGTATGCGTTTGTTGTTCCATCGGGAGAAGTTGTTGCGGTTGCTACGGAAGAATTTTGATAATTGTAAAAGCTTAGATTACTTGTATCATTTGAATACTTAACAAGATTCGTCCTCTGCGGCTCAAGCAACAAACTCGGACACCCTCCCTCATAAGTCAAACGGGGAACATTTTGTCTGTCTGTGGTGGGGAAATAGGGCTTTGCGGTGCTGCCTGTGTTTAGTTGTGCGCCCCAAACATAAACCCCCTTAGTGACATCTCCCGTATAACTTTGATAGGTTGCAGAATCTTGCAGAATAACAGTTACTTGGTTTAATCCAGTTGTATTCGCTGGGTGTATTACGATGCATCTATACCACCCATTGCCAACGCTCTCAATACTTGCGCTTGCCCCCGTATTGCTTCCAGCGTTGCTAACAAAAACGCCATCTTGTAAATCAAAAATTGGGCGGTAAGTCCCTTGATTTGATACAGTTGCCAATTGCACATATCTTCTGCCATTCTGTTTAGCATAAACCGAATAAACTTGCGCACCATTCACTTTAATAAAAGTGGTATTAAATGCATAATGGTCGTAAGAGGCAATTGCTTGCTCCATCAAGGAACTTGCGGTTGTTGTTCCATTTGGGGCTGTTGTTACATTGTTTGTAATTGTTGCTCTTGTTGTGCCATACTGATTTAATGTATTGGAATTACTTATATTATTCCAAGGCACATTTTCAACATACCCCGCAGAATTTACACGGGTGCCGTCACTCGCACGGGTGAAGGTCAAATCTCCGCTTCCGTCTGTGGGTATAACAGAATACGCGGTATCTTCTTTGTAGCCGCTTGGTATATAGACAAGGCTAGCCTGGTTTAATAAATCGCTCATATTTTTTTCTTTATAAGTTGTTCAGCTTTCTGAGTAAACAGCTTACACCCTCGTAGTAGCCTCCGTCTGAAGTTATACGAGCTTTATAAAGTACGACGTAATCCCAGCCTTGACCGAAATAAACGCGCCCTCGTGTGCCAATTCCCAGGGTGCTTATTAATTTCATTTTTTAAGTTTTAAGATCTTAGTAACCAATTACAGAGCCAGAGCTAATAACAAAGCCCGTAATTTTCTGACCTTTACCAGCGGGCAAGTAAGTACCTTGCTGAAAAGTTACGCCGCTCATACCGCGGGCGCTCAGAACGTCGGAGCCAGTTTGGTAGTCTGGGGTAACGGTAAAAGAAGTAAAAACGGTGTCCTCTTGACACACTACCGCGTCATAAGATACACTGGTAACGGTAGCGGCTGCGTGGTATTTAAAACCTTGAGAACCCGCTAAAATGTCTGCGCTTGCTTGTGCCATACTCCAAAAATAAAAGCACTAAGGCGAAACGCTCGCAACAATTTAAAAAGGGCTTACTTATTTGAGGCTACAATATACCACTGCGTGCCGTCAGACTGTACCCAATAAGTTTCCCACTTGCTAGACCAGCTTAATAGCTGGGCATCGTTAATTTGGTAGCCAGTTCCAGCGTCTAGTATTACGCTGTTATTCGGGTTAGTCTTAACAAAGCCGAAGCGCAAGCCAGGGGTAACGCTTGGGGGGCTAGGTAAGTCTATTGTAATAGAGCCGCCGCTAGTGTCGCAAACGAAAATCTCGTATTCAGTCGGAAAGGTTGTAATGTCGCTGGTAACGTTTAAGCTCTTGCCAAGTTGGCGCATCTCCCAGCTAAACTCTTCTGCGCTATCGTCATAAAATAAGCCTATGCTATAGGTAGCGTCAGAGCCTAGCGCCGTGTCTGGTGAGCCAGTGCTAAGGTTTACAACCTCGTTAATCATTTGCTCGCCAATATTGCCCACTACGTCCTCAAGGCGGTTAACCTGGTCTCTAATTACGTTTATTTGATCTTGGAAGTAAACGCGCTCGCTTGGCCTTACGTCGTCTTCTTCTCCCGTTTCTATAATATCCCCGTAATTAGCGGCTATCTTTAAAAATTCTCCTTCTACTTGCTCGCTATTTGCGCTCCAAGTTGCACCGTTTAAAAGCCAAGACGCAGAGTCAAAGCCTAAGCTCTTATATGCGTTAAAGCTACCAGCGTCTAGCCAGGTTCCTCTTATCGTATCTATGAAGTTAGAGTAAATACTTAAAGCGTTATCTGTAAGCGCTTGCTGGAACGTTTCAGCGTAGCCAGCCTCCCAGCCAACGCCCCAGCTTGTAGGAGTTACTGCGCTTGCCAAGTTTGCACCTACTAGAATAACGCCCTTTTCGTACTTGTTCTCGTTGTCGTAGAACTCAAGCGGCAAGGTTTTTACTATGCTATTGTTAGATAGGTTATTCGTGCTTTTTACGAAGCTGTTATAAGTAAATTTATAAGGCTCAAAAGTGCTATAACTTTGGCTTACTGCAATACTTCCAACAAACTTGTTAGTAACTACGGACTTGGTTACAAAGCCCGTGCCGAAAGGGTTTTGAGTAAATTTAAGAGTAACCTGCTCTGTGTATACGTCTACGTGAAAAGCCACAATATTTGCAGCTGGGCCAGAGGTAAGCGGGGCGTCGTAATCTTCTACTATATTAATAGGGTAACGCCTTTTACTTATGCTGTAATACTTGTAAGGCTTTGTTTTGTAATTTGGTATAGTAACCTGGCTCATCCACGCTATACCATCCCAGTAATAATATAAAGGAGTAACCGAGCCGTCTACCCCGTAAATTCTATAATTAACTTGCTGATAGGTATTATTCGAA